CTTGTTTTTGGATTTTTCGTTGATGGTGTAGAAAGACAAGAACCTATTATTACTGGTGTTTTTGGAAATAATTCTCAGACTGAGTTAGCAACTACTATTGGTCAGAAGGGTAGAGATTTTAAAACTGGAGATAGTGTATCTTGTAGTGGATATTCAGAAGGACAAGTGCCTTACAAACCAAATGCTGCTCCTCTTAAATGTGATGATAATATTGGTGTAAATCAACCTACTGATAAAAAGTCTGAAAAAGAAAGAGCAAAACCTACTCCTGGTACAGCATTAAACATATATGGATTACCAGCAGATCGTCCTATAACTGAGGAGCAACAAAAAGATATTAATAGTGCAAGAGCAGAAGCTGAAGCAAAAAATTTATCACCAGAAGCAACTGAGAGATTAATTAAAAAAAGAGTTCAATTTGGAGTTGCTGCTAGAGTTAAAGAGGCTAATTCTCCACGAGCTTCAAGAAAAGGACAGCCTTATATGGAATCTGAAGGCGTCCTACAACAAAGTGTAGCTGATGTAAAAAGAGATAAAGTATATTGTGAGAAGAGAGTATTATTAAAACCAGACAACATAGTAGAGTCTGCTAATAAAGCTATGCAGACTGATATGGATAATTTGGTACAGAATATTGATAAAGCGATGAATGCATTACAGAATTATACTGATCAAGTATCAATGACAGAAGGACTTAGAGATTTAGATAAGATGATTGCTGATTCATCTAAGAGACAATCTAAGTATATGAAGATAGTAATGGATAAATGTATGGAATATTCTCAAGCAGCATTGAATAAGGAGATGATGAAAGCAGTATCTGCTTTACCTGCGATGGATAGGATGAATTTTTTAGATGTAAAGGCGGGAATAACTGAAAATCTTTTGTCTAGTTATAATGGAATGACTAATGGACAAGCTGGATTGATGCAAGGAATTTTGGGTAAAGTATTAAATTTAGATAGTTTGAAAGATCAATTTATGAGTAGAGTATCTGGTGATACTTCATCAGGTGGAGATGATGAAAAACCAAAAGGAAAACCTAGAGTTCCTACGTGTACTTCAGAAGATATGATTGCCAAGGTCATGGCTGCAAATAAAAATGCTATGGAAGAAACAAATAATAATTTAATTTCTGGTGTAGATGGATTTTTGCAAGATGCTATGGCAAATATGGCTAATATATCTTCTATGACAAGTATGTTTAATAAATTGGGGGGTATTAAAGGAAGTCTTACCTCTGCACTTAGTTTTCAAAGTATTACTGCTAATGTCTTTCCTTTTGAGAGTCCTCCCAACGAAGCAGTTTCTGATTTTTATACTTTATGTAGTGGAGGAGGTGCAGCTTCGCAAACTGCTTTACCTAGCACTAATGCTGTGGATAAAGCTACTGGAAAACATCTTGGAAAACTTCTTGAGAAAGGTAAGGGATATATTGATGAGATAGCTCCACGAGTAGCACAGGTGGCATTTAGTGAACCAACTGCTAATACACCCTCTATTGATTTAACTAAAATTGGTGCTGTTGAATCTGATTTAATGGCTAAGGCAGAAGAGATTAAAGATGCATTGGATCTTGCTTAATAAATATTAATTACAAAGAACTAGGATATGTCTTTCGATCTTTTTGGACCAGCAACTAAATGTGACATTCGAGTCGGTTATATTTCAACCGATAGAGGTTTTGTGGATGGTGTTGGTATTCATGCAGCAAATCAGTATGCTAAATTAAATCCAGGCACTACGTTTATTTTTAGAAATAGAGAGAAGGTTCAATATTTAAACATTAATGAAGTTAATAGATTACAACCATCAGACATGCTTCCGAAAGCTAATGCTGGAGATGGTGGTGGATGTACTGGTGTTGTTGGATTAAATGGAGAAGGGGATACTCGTAAAGGTCTTGATGGAAATTTTGTAGCTTTAAAATCAGGAGTAACATTAAATAAAGATACAACAAGGGTTGATTTTTTTGGTGGTGGAGGAGTAGGAGTTCAAGCTAATCCTATTGTTGGTAGAGATGGATCATTAATGGCTGTGGATGTAGTTCATGGTGGATTTGGATATCAGTATCCTCCTATTGTTGATATATCAGATGATCGTGGAATCGGTGCAGGTGCAGATGTTAAAGCATTTGTTAAAACAGGTGCAGGTGATACTGATTATTATATTCAGGAATATAACCGAGAGGAAGATTTTGAAGAATATGATTTAGAGACTTGTGCTCCTACAGTTATTGATAAGGGAAAAAGATATGGTCCTGATGGAAAGGAATTGGGTGATTGGGATCCATCTTTATATATTGGGAAGAATAAAGATCCTATTGCTCGTCAAATAGAGAAATATCAGGAGTTTTTAGCATCATTAACTGATGGATCTCAATTTGATAGAAATACAAATAGAATTTTGAAGTGGTGGACAACTAGAAAAGATGCACCATTAAAAGTAGTTTCTCCTGATCAAACAACCAGAAAAGTATATAATGTCACTCATCATGCATGGGGCGATTTTATGGGTGATAATGCTGTATCACCAGTTCCACCATCAAATGCGAAGGGAACTGATATGGCAGGAAAGACTTATACATTTGAGTGGGAAGAAGATTTTCCTTGGGAAGGTGAGTATAGATTTAGAGTTCAAGCAGATAATGATGCTCGACTTTATATTGATAATAAACCTCTTACTGATGTTAGAATAGGAGCAGGTGGTGCTGCAGGTCATGTATTATCTGCACCTTTAGAACTTAGTCAACATTTAAATTCTGGAGTTCATAAAATTGCATTATCTCTTTTAAATCATCAAATAAAAGAGAATAAAAAAATTAAAAGAGATTTACCAGTTGCTAATTCAAATACAACTAATGAAGTTACTTTTAAAGTAACTACAGATGCTGCTTATGCTAGTGATTTTATAATTGAAGATCTTGGTCTTAATATATCAAAGAATTATAAAGGACCACAACTTAAAGAGACTGTTACTAAAACTGTTGAATTTGGAAAGGCATATACTGTTAGAGTTAATTCTCCTCAAGGAAATGTAAAATTAAAAACTTTAGGAGAAGCAGTTCTTGGAATGGAAGATGCTGGTGATAATGATTATAATGACTTGCAATGTTCTGCTTCTGTTGGAAGATTTTATGATATAAATGGTAATATTTGTAAATTTATAGTTGATCCTCCACCTAAGAAAGCACCTTCTACAACTTCTACTGGTGAGAAAGGGAAGTATGTATTTAATACTGTTGATTGGATTAATAAAGCCAATAGACCTTTATGGAAGATTAATCCTGGTGCTGGTAGGGATGCTAATTTTATAAATCGGTTTGGTGTTCTTCCTTTTGATCCTACTGGGGTTGGTGAGATAGAGAAAGACAGGTCTGATCAATTTATTGTTAATCCTGATCCTACTGTTAAATTCTTAAGAGAAGATGGTAAAGATTATCTTCAAGTAGTCGGCACTGGAAAAGTTAAAGTCTTTTTTGAGATGAATATAGATGATAGACCAGGAATATCTTCTTTAGCATTAAGTGAGATTAGAATAAAAGCAGATGATGGTGATATTATCTTAAAAAGAGATGTTAATAGAAGATATGCTAATGAAAAAGGATCAGGAACTTTTACTGCAGGTCAAAAGTATTTGGTTAAAACTATTGGAGGTAGTAGGGGTTCTGGATCAAGAATAAGTGTAGATAAAACAACGATTGGTTATGATGATGATATTGATAATGGATATGATGAAAATGGTAATCTTAGAATTACTGGAGTTACTCCAATTTCATCAGTTGAAACGATTGGATATACTGTAAAAGGTCTTCCTGATTATCCTAATGCTTCCACAAATGATTATGCTGGAGTTCATGAGATTATTTGGAATAATCTTAACTTCCCTTCTGATGGAAATTATGTTATTCAGACTATGGTAGATGACAATGTAACTCTTACATTTAGTCATCCTGGAAGAGAGAATATTGTTATTAAGAAATTTGGATTTAAAGTTCGTGGAGATGGATCTACTGGAACAGGAAAATCTATTGATACAAAATATTTTAGAGAAGGAACTTATACTTTAAAGGCAGAGTTGGAACAGATTCCAGGTAAACCATTAGCAAAAGGAAATCCAATGGCTCTTGCTTTGGATATTTCATCTGGTTTTGTAATAGATGATATAGAAGTTATTTCTGCTAAATCTTGGAATGAAAATCCAATGGGAGTTGCCATGACAATTGATGCTCCTATGCCATCTATTCCTCAAGCAAAACCACCTGTTCAAGAGGGTAGATGTCCTAATAATCCTATTTGGTCTACAAGACATCCGAATGGTAGTCTTAAATGGTATCCAGTTAAAGTTGATTCGTGGGCAAAATTTACTAATAGATATGCTGTTTCTCCTATTCCTCCATTAGGATTTAAAGGAACTGATGGTGCAGGAATAGTGTATAAAAATACTTGGAAAGTTAATCTTCCTTATTCTGGATATTATGGATTAAAAGGAGCAGTAGATAATCGAGGTAGAATATTAATTGATGGTGAAGAAGTTCTTGGACCTAAGGCTAAAAACAAAGTAAGTCCATCCAATTCTAAATCTCCTAAGATTGTGAAGAAATATTTGGAAGGAGGAGATCATGAGATATTAGTGGAAGTAGAAAATGATAAACAATTTAATTGGACAACGATTGATAAAAAGATTTTTAGTACTGCAGATTGGGCATCTAAACAAACTCAAACTCAAACCACAGTTAAAGGTTCTAAGAATCTTGAAGTTACTTTTAAAGTAAGCACATCTGCTGCCTATGCAAACTCAATTAGAATAGATGGTCTTTTTGATGTAGGAAAGGATTATAAAGGACCACAACTTAAAGAGAATATTACTAAGCAAGTAGAAGTAGGAAAAGTTTATAATGTTAAATGCAATTCTGCTCAAGGAAGAGAATTACTTAAAACTTTAGGAGAAGCAGTTCTTGGAATGGAAGATGCTGGTGATAATGATTATAATGATTTAATGTGTTCTGCAAGTGCTGGTAAATTTTATGATATAAATGGATCTACATGTAAATTTATAGTTCCTTCAGCAGATAAGGTAGAAATAAAATATGGTAAAGGTCTTACTAGTGGATCTGCAAAAGATGGGGTTACTTATACTGGACCATCCCTATCAACTTATGCATCGGGAGAGTTAGGAGCATTTATTACTCCTACTTGGAATACTGATGAAGATTATAAACAGACTCATAATGGTGCAACTTGGACTATGACATGGGATAATGTTGATTTCCCTGAGACAGGAACATATGATATACAAGCACAAGCTGATGATGAATTAACTGTTAAACTTGATGGTGTTGAGATAGCAACAGCACAAGTAAGAAAAGGTATTGAGAGTCATATGTTTAATGCCCCTAAAGGTAAGAGATCGATAGAAATAACTTTATCAAATATAAGTCTTAATGCTCCTTTTTCTACCAACCCCACAGTTGCTGCTGTAAAAATTACAAAGAAAACTGATGTAGCAAAGGTTGATCCAAGAACAGGTAAAGCACAAGGTAAAGCATGGACAGTAAACCCTATTGGTATTTCTGCAGTTCTTATTCCTCCACCTTGTCCTAAGAAAATAACTGGTGTTGGTATTGTTACTGATGTTGTGGTTAATGATCCAGGAAATGGTTGGACTCCTCCTGTTGATGCTGGAGATCCTACTCCTTCATATCCTATTAATTTAGAACTTAAAGAACTTGCTGTTATTGATCCTGGTATTAATTATGATTGCTCTAAGGATGTGGTATGTATTAAAAATACCGAAACAGGTCAAGAAAGATGTTTCCCACCTACATGTGGACCTTTCGGTGTATTAGAGAAAGTTGATCTTCCTACAGGAATGGATGGGTATACTTCTTGGCCTGAAATTAGGGTTAGATCATTAACAGGTGCAGGTGCTAAATTTGTACCTAGATTTAATATAATTAGAGATCCTTTGGGTCTTCCTGACAAAGATAAATTATTACAGGTAACTGATTTAGTTGGATTAAAACGCACAGGATTTTATGATGGTAAACCTTATTATGGTGCTGTCTTCTATAAAGATGGTATTAAATATGCTGGATGGTATGAAACTCCTGGTAAATTGGTTCAGATTTATAATACTATGCAAGAGAGTATTGATGCTGAAGTTACTACACCTCCATCAGCAATCCTTAGACAGGGTAGTGATGTTTCAAGTAATGATCCCAAACTTGATATTCCAGGAACCCCCAATAACTTAACATAAAATAATGGCAAAAGGAACAGCAACCAATCAAGTTCTTACAAGACTTCCTAGAAAAACTCAAGATGCTGATGGTGATGGTATTATCAGTCCACAGGAGATGATGTCTTTCGGTCAGGATCCTAATCCTACCGTTACAGCAAAACAAAATTATAATGCAGTAAGATATGGAACTGATAAAGGATCTATTAAGTTTGGAAATATCCATAAAAAAGGTGATGTTACTGCAGGTGTTATGCTTGACACCCCTGATGGTCGTCATCAGTTCTCCTTAGATATTGATGGACAGAGAAAGGGATGGACAACATCAACAAGTCCTGGTAATTTTCAAGTTCTAGCAGGAGAAGATAATACAGAACCTCAAGACACCTTGATTTTAAATGCAGTTAATGGTAATATTTGTATAACTGCTGCTAATGGTAAAATCAGACTACAGGGAACTGATATAGAATTGATTGCTGTTGGTGATGGTGACACTAAAGGTCATATTAAATGCACTGCTACTGAAACTTTTTCTGTTCATGAAACTAAGAAAATTGTTTTAGAATCTAAAATAATGACATTGTTTAAATGTGGTGGTGAAATGGATATAGCAGCTAATTCTTGTTTGAAAATATATGGATCTTTAATTAAAGCTGTTACTAATGCATGTGCAGTTAAAGATTCTAAATGTAACACTAAAGGAGTTGGTCAAGGTAGGTTGGGACCAGAGCAGACTCCCACATCAGCAACTTAAGGAGGTATAAAAAATGTCTTGGGGAATGGATGATTGTATTGTCGGAGGACAATTGAGAGTAGGAACAGGATTATGTCCTCCTATTAAAGAAGGTGATACTAAAATTAATGGATCAGCAATGATGGAAGGTCCAGTAGTTATTGGTGATGGTGCTAAAATTAAATTGGGAGCTAAAAGACCAGGAGATGAGACAGGTACTGCACCAGCAAATTTAATGGTGACTAGAAATTATAATGATGATAAGGATTGTTTTACTCCTGCTATTAAATTAGCAGTGTTGACGGAAGGTAATATTCAGATTAATGGGGATAGAGGAAAACCTGATACTCTTAAGATTAGTAGTGCAGCAGATACTGCAATCAAAATAAATGGTGGAAAAAAAGCCCTTGATTATGATAATGGAACTGTTTGGATTGATAGTTCAGGTGAGGCATATTTTAAGACAGGAACTGGTGGTAAAACCATGTCGGCAAGATTTGCTGAATCTGACGGTAAACCAAAACCTTTTGATATTCAACACCCAACTAAAGGTAAGGGACATCGTTTAAGATATGCTTGTATTGAGGGACCAGAAGTTGGAGTTTATCATAGGGGTAGATTGAGAAGAGGAAAAGAAATTGTTCTTCCTTATTATTGGAAAGATTTGGTTCACGTTGAGAGTATTACTGTTCAATTACAACCAGTAGGAGCACACCAAGATATTATTGTGAAGAGGTGGGATGATCAAAAGATATATCTTCAATCTAATGGTGGTTTACCAATAGATTGTTTTTATCATGTCTATGGAGAGAGAAAGGATATTAATCCACTTATAACTGAGTATGAAGGAGACAGTTGGAAAGATTATCCTGATCCAAATTACAATCCTGATAAAGTAAAATATGAAGATCAAACATTTACTGATCCTGCTTTCTCAGGTCCACCTAATACTATAACTATGTGAAGAAATTAATTTATATTGAGGAGAATTTTATATCTCCTAGTGAATGTCAAGAACTTATAGACATTTCTAAATCCAATAAGCAAGAAATTCCTTATGGTGATAAAAGTAGAGGTGGTAATACTTATTTGACAACTCTTGATGGAATATACTTTGATTCTAAAGAGAATAATGTTGTTGATAAAGTAACAAATTTATGTAAGACTTTTGATGATAGAGTAGCGATAGATTATGCTGCTGTTGTTAGATGGCCAGAAGGTACTTTTATGAAACCTCATATTGATCCATCAAGACCAGGACAAGAACCTGATTTGTTTGCAGCAGTTCTTTATTTAAATGATGATTATACTGGAGGTTATACTGGATTTGAAGACTGTGAAGTGAAACCAGAGGCAGGTAAATTGTTAGTCTTTTCTAATTCAATATATAAACATCATGTTACTAAGATTGAAGGAGGAGAAAGATTTGCTCTTAGTATATGGTATAATCAATGAAAAAGAAGTTAATGTATATTGAGGAGGAATTTTTAAGTCCTTCTTTATGCCAACCATTCATTGATCTTCATGAAGAGAATGATTCATTTCTTGAAACTGTAACTCATTCCAATTCAGATGAGAGTTTGAGTTATAGTCCAAAAATACCAGAACCAGATGGTGATTATGGTGCAATTTATTTGGGTGGAGATGTAAGTCCTGTTGATATTAAATTAACAAAGGATCAACTTTTTAGAAATGTTATTAATAATGTAACTAAACTCTGTAAGTCATTTAATAATGATATACAATTAGATTATTGTGGTGTTATAAGATGGCCTAAAGGTACTTTTATGAAACCTCATTATGATAAGTCTGAGATGTTTAGTCCTAATGTTCTTGCAGCATTTTTATATCTGAATGATAATTACGTTGGTGGTCATACTCAATTCGATACGATAGATGAGAATGTATGGTTTGATGTTAAACCAAAAAAGGGTAAGTTATTGATTTTTTCAAATCGAGAGTATCTTCATCATGTTAGTGAGGTGGAGTCAGGAACTAGATATATTTTATCTTTTTGGTTTAATGCCCACGTATCATCATAAAGAAACTGGAAAAAGATTTCTTTTTATTCATATACCACGAACTGGTGGGAGGTTTTTGCAAGAAAATTTTAAGTTGAATGGATTTGAATCAGAACAAAAAATTTGGAAGAGTATTGATGGTATAGAAATTACTCATTTATCTAGAGAATTATATAAAAAACATCTAAATGTAAAAGGTATTCCTCATATTGCTATTATAAGAGATCCTTTAGAAAGATATTTGTCTTTAAGTTCTTATTCATTTCATCCTAAAGATTGGTTTAGGAGACAGGTAGATTATCTTACTAAAGATACTTTTCTTTGGAAGTTTGAAGATGGATTTGGTAATGACTTTAGTGATTGGATAGGAAAGATATTGGATATGGATTTTGTTATAAGAGAATTTGATAAGAATTATATTTATAATGAGATAGGACAAAAATTGACTTTGGAATATATGGAATCTAATTACAAGAAAATATCAAATACGGTGGAGATTAGTAATTATGTAAAAAGTTACTATAGTGAAGATTATGATTTATGGTTGACCTCTTGACAAGGGATCTCATTTGGTGTATAGTGATGGGATATAGAGGGTAACTTATGGAAGATGAATATTTAACTAGGTGTGTTGTAGACACATCTAGAAGAACAGTTTACATTTACTCCAATGAAGGAGATAAAAAAACTGTGGAGTGTGATACTCCTGAAGAGTTTATGAG